ACCAACGTTCCTGTTATTGTGATTGTTGCTGGAATAGAAATTGGACCGGCTAAGACACCGCTCTCAATTGTTTGAGTGACACTTAACGTGCCTGCTTGATTATTTATAAAATCGTTAGGGCTTGTGCCCCCTCCGACATACTGGATTCCATTTACTATTGCAGTCATAATTCCTCCTACGAACTAATTTGACTAATATATGATGTAACAATATCAAGTGAACTTGCCGTATCACTTTTAGCATATAAAACATCACCTAATTTCATCACAATTTTAGCTCCTCCTTGAATTAACTCAATAGCTGAATTCGGGGGAATACTTACATTTTTTGCGACGTAATAATTAGTTGCTGAATTAGTAATATAAACATCTACTAAAATAGTGGTTGCTACAATATTACAACATCTAATACCTATTAGTGCATCATAATTTGCGCCCGTTACAAGAGTTGCGGCTCCTGTTCCTGTTGCGCTTTCTAGATCGTTTCTAAAATCTTGTGCCATATTTTTTCCTTTTCTATAATGCGACCGCCATTGCTAATGCAAAACCTGCGCTCGCTGCTCCTATTGGTACAGGAGGTGTTGAAGCATCTAAATAAATAGCTTTACTTGCTGGCAATGTACAAAATACATCTTTAGTTCCAGCAGCAAGAGTAATTTGAGAAGTATTGCCGTCGGAATTATCGAGGACCGTTGTTCGAGCTAAATTGGCGCTCGTTGCATCTAAAGTTCCTAATCCAACTTCCCATTCAGCGGTTCCCTGATTATGAATCGCATAGTAAGTTGTATTATTATTTCCAATGCCTGTTGCAAAAGTTATAGTTCCTTCACCAGTGGGTACACCGCCAAGTGCAATCGCACCCGTACCAGTTGTAGTACTAGTTTCTTTTACTCTATCATTTATAACCAAAGCCATTTTTTATCTCCTATAATTACGATGTTATACTTAATAACGCATCAGCACCAGAAGGTGATCCAGAAGTCGGACTTGGGAAAGTTACTGTGAACGTTCCATTAGAACAAGATTTTGTTCCACCGAAATCTAGGACAACAATCAATTTATTGGTTGCTGAAGAATTATAAAGAGTTCCATACGCTGCACTAAAAGTTGCTGGTGTTGGGCTTCCCCAAACACTATCTGTAAAATCAACTGTTGCAATGTCTGCAACATTTGAAACCGCATTACCTGATAATGTATTACCACCTGCTGAATATTCCGTTCCTGTTGTTTCACTTGTAACAACATAAACTGTACTAGCAGTGGTGTATGGGCTCGCAGTATAAAGTGCTAACTTAAAGGTATTCGATGCAAAGTTGTGAGTTGAACTCAACAATTCTACAGGGAATGCATAAGGTACTAAGTTTGCCATATTTTTATCTCCTATTTATTTCCATAACTTGATGGGGGTTTAACGTTGAGTTGAGCACGAACTTCACCATCTTGATATTCGTCTCTGCGTCTTTGACCAAGTTGCTCGATCGAGTACGATTCTAAAGCTTCATTAAAAGCTTGAGTGTAGTATTGTAACATATCTTGAGGACCTTTCAAGTACCCATATGCATTTACTAAAGATGCATATAAAATCAAATCCGCATATTTATTTGACAAATATGTCCCCGCTGTATCTGTTATAATACTTGTTGGTTCTTTATCATAACAAAGCGTAATTGCATAGGTTTTATCGGGAGTAGGAGCTACTACCCAAAAAGTTTCATCCCAGTTTGCATAATATTTTGGAATATCAACAGCTGCAGTGCCTGGTGTCGAGTAATATTCAGCCATAAAAGAAGTGTCTCTTTGTTCTAAATAATATTGATTTCCTGCTGCATCTTCTAATTGAGCATATCGGATCGCTCTCAGATCGCCAGGAATAGTTACATATCTATTTCCACTAACTAAACTTGATGTAGCATAGTAAACATTTTGATCTGTATCAATTGTTCTTAAAATTTTATTTTCTGCGTTTTGAATAATTCTAGATAATACAGAATCTGAAAGTACATTACTTCCAACTTCTGTGTAGTTTCTAATATCGTCTCTTAAATTTGTTAAGCTATATGCCATTATGAACTAACCACCTTTAATGTTACAGGACCAGCTGAAGCATTTGAACTGCCTCCTGATATTCCTCCACTTGTAGCAGTGTCAGTACTCGTTATATAAAAATAATTTATTGGATTTGTTAAAACATCAGATGTAGTTGCTCCTGTGACATTTCCTGCTGAATCAATTTGACCTAAAGCGATTGTAAAACCATTTGCATTATTTAAATCACTTACATTATCAAATGTAGGTATGTTTGCAAAAGCTTGTAAATTAGTAGCATCCGCTCCACCACTTCCAGCTACTGTTACTTGAGCTGCTCCTCTTAATCTAACAATATCTCCCGCTGATCTTTGATGATCAAGTGAATAAACATTTACATAAGTAGTTCCAAGATAAATAACCGTTGTAAACGGATTGGGATCTAATAAAATTAAACTTACTGCTGCAGCTGGTTGTGTTCTTGGATTCCATAAAGCCTGTGGATCTGATCCAACCGGTTTAGGTGATAATTGTGGTTGCTTAGGTTCATACTCTGAAGTGTGAACTAAAAATCCATTCCATTCTCTAACCATTTCTGTGTAAGGAAATCTTAATCCTGATCTATCAGAAATAGCCCAAGATCTTTTACCTGATGCAAATCCAGCCATTATACTCCATCTCCATAAAATGTTTGTGGTGAAATGAAAGTAGACGTGCCTTGGTTATCGGCATCCAGTGCTCTTAGTAATTCACTTTCATATCTTCTTTCCAATTCTTGACTCATAGCTGGTGAAAATTTTAAACTTAAATAATAAGCTAGACCAGACATCATACAAGGATAGAATCTGTTAACAACATCAGAGGTATAATTATAAGCTCCAACGTCTTCAATTTTTGCTAAATAATAAAAACAAAATTGATAACTACTCGGTGTACTTGTACTTGATACACTCGCACTTGGTGTCGTATATAAAAAAATACTTGGATTTAATTTTCGCTGTACATAATATTGTGAGGGAGTTCCTTTTGCTAATTTATTTGGTGTTGCACTATATGCCGATCTACTAATTTGAGTTAAAGCAACATCTGAGGGAGTTGCTGGAGTTGAATTATTTCTGTAAAAAGCTTCTAGCATTGTACTCATATCAATTGGAAAATTTTCTGAATCCGAAGCATAACTATATTCTGCTTGACCCAATACTAAAGGTATCTTAGCTAATTTTACTTTCCATAAATGAACACCTCTATTGCCCCATTCTTGAAACATTATATTTAAAGAGCGTCTAGCTGATCTTAACATATAACCAGTTTGAGTTCCTCTAACCCCTGTTCTTTCAAATGCTTCTTGAATAATATCATCGATTTGTGGATTGAATTCTGTAGTCTGCGAAGTAGGTGCAATAGTTTGTGCACTATTACCCATTCCAGAAGTTCCTACGGCACCACCATCATAGTAAAATAAAAGAGGAGCGCCTACAGTTCTAACCGGAGCGACAACAATCGTTGTTTTGGCTCCCGCAGTTCCAGGTGTTCCTGTTTCTGTAACGCCGGTAGTATATTTTAATCCGCCTGTTGTAAAAGTTCCGTTTGTAGTAGTTGAAAAAGCTACTAAATAACCTGTACAAGTAGAATCAGCTTGATCAAAAATATACGTATTCCCTTCTTGTAAATACAAGACAGGACTCACGTCACCATTAATTAAAAATTTAGGGTTACTAGCGCTAAAGGCATTAGTGCCACTCGCGACAGTGACCGTGTAAGTAATCGTCGCCATTTATGTCCTTATGTGTATAGAAGAGTTACACCAGGAGTATTTGTTAAATCTATATAAACTCCTTCTTCAAATAAAATTCCTGAACCCGGTACATAAACTGATAATCCATCTACATCAAATAAAAATGTAGCCAGTGTTGTTCCACCTGAACCACCAGTTTTTAAAATAACACTACCACTTGTTACACCTTGTGCTTGAACATAAGTTACTCTAGCTCTTTGTGTAGTAGGTACTACTTGTGCATCTACTGCTGTATGGGCTACCTGTTGATCGCTTGAAAAAGATCCGCCGCCTGCCATAATTTTTCTCCTTTTAATTTAGTGCTCCCGAAGGAGCACTATTAATTATTTATTAAGTTATCGCCCAAACGCCTTGGACTGCTACAACAGAATATTTTGTGCTGCCGTGTAGAGTAGCAAGACTAACAAAGTCTCCTACTTTTTGAGTAGCTAAAGTATTTGTTAATGTAGCGCCATTTGTTTGTTTGAAATGGATCTCACCAGCATCGCCGGTAATTACTATTCCATTACTGCCGTCTGCACCTGTGTTTATAATTGTAAACACCTGTCCCGCAACGTGCGTAGGAACAGTAAATGTAGGACTTCCTGATCTACTAGTAAATTGTACTCCAGTATCAGTATCCGCTACTAAAGTGTAAGCCGCGTTTTTTTCTGTTAGATTGTATCCAGTTACTCCGGCTTCATTAAATTTGCCTTGTAGAACTGGTCCTCTGAATCGTGTTGTTGCCATTTTATAATCCTCCTAGATTATGCGAATACTGTCTCTAGGTCGTCGACTATACGCGTCAGTATTCTAATTAATTATTGTATAGTAGTTAGTTTATATAATAGATTTAATTAGAGCGCAAGAGGGCTTTGTTTATGTTGTGATTTTTAAGATGTAGCTTTTAAGTAGCTACTGAAATTTGTGGTGCAGACATTTCAATGTTATTTTGTCTATCTGCTATTTTAGTCTCTTCGAGTTTTATCTCCGTGATGACATCTCTAATAGCGCCATCAATTTGGACCATATTGAGAGTATATTTACCTTGTTGCTCATACTCCAACTGCCACTTCAACTCCAAGGACCGCTTTTGTTTGTACAGGTCTTCGGTCATTATTAACCTCCTCATAGGTTATTCGACGGGTATCCCGAAACATTCCCGTTGATTCCCATTTTACACTTTTTTCTCCCACTTTGTCAAGCACTGCTTTCTCAATAGATTCAGCATTATCTTCCGCTAAAACATCAAATTTAGCGTGATAATCGTAAGCCCAGATATTTACAGTGAAATTTATCATCACATACCTTTATTTTGTAATTGTGGCGGAACGGTGTCCCGCCACAAAATAATTATTGATTACGTTGCATTTGATGCAAAGGCACCTCTAGGATCAGAGAATCCGAAAACGTATCTCTCTCTAGCTTTGTACCTTACATTGCCTGTATCAAAGTCACCTTCCATCTTAGTCGCGATAGGTGTTCTTTCGAAATGTTTAAGACCATTTGGTACATCAGTTTTAACGAACCATTTTTTAGTTGCAGTTAAGTAGTGGTTAACAGCGTATCCTTGCGGAACCATTCCCATACTTTTTAATGCATTGATATCGTTATCTGCAGTACCAGTTCT